TCTGTTGTTAAGATGGCAAACTTTGCTAATAACTTTGGATGTAAAAGAAAATAACTATGCACAAGAACAAGTCAAGAGGTTTCGGAGATTCAGTAGAGAAGTTTACTACTAAGACAGGTATAAAAAAAGTTGTCGATAAAGTAACTAAGGCTGCCGGCATTGAAGACTGTGGTTGTGGTAAAAGGCGTGATACCTTAAACAGAATAATCCCATATAAAAAATAAAAAATGGCATACCAAAAATTACAAGCCCGTAGAGCATTAGCAGTAGTAACAAATGATAATATTGACATTCCAAATCCTGCAGCAACTGCAGCAAGTGGTCAAACAACTGCAGCAACCGCAAGTAAGTTAACTGATTCGAGTGCTACATTCCTTAATGACAATATAAAAGTTGGAGACATTGTTTATGATACAACTACTCCTGCAGTAACTACAGTAACAGCAGTAGATAGTGATACTGTTTTATCAGTAGCCACAGGAATTGGAAACACTAAGGATTATGTTATATATTCTCAAATTGACAATCCAAGTAACGGATGTGTTTTATTTGCAGGCGGAGCAGGAGATATAAACCTGATCACTGTAGATGGTGACACTGTATTATTCAAAGGAATTGTGGCAGGACAGTTTTTGCCTGTACAGGTAAAAAGAGTAAAAGCTACAAGCACCTCAGCGACTGACATTGTTGCATTATGGTAGGAGGCGGACTAGCAAATATGATAGGAATTAA